ATGCCAAACAACTCCTATCTTTGATTGTAATATAGAACCAGCCTGTGATGTTGGTACAGCGTATACTATCGTATTAGGATGAAAGGTAACATAAGACTCACCATCAATTGTTTCATTCTTAAGATCAGAATTAGTATACATAATATCACCTTGCACGACGCCCTTAATACCAAGTTTCTTTAATTCAGTATATGCAATCTTTAACTTACTAGACAAATCACCAGAAGTATCATCATCTATATCACTATGTGACTTATATACTTTTGGGTTCTTATTGAATATACCCTTCTTTGCAACAAAAAACTGGCCATCAGACGGGTCAATACCAGCAAACACGGCAGGAGCACCATCCCATTTAACAGTTACTGAATGTGAAGTATTAGAATTACCAGACAACATATCTCTCAATGACCTTAAAGCATTAATGGCACCACGTGTACCATTAACGCCGCCATCAAGGACAAGATCCTCAATATGAGTCATATGAGTATTTTTAGCTTCTGTTACATATTCTTGAAATGTTAACATATATTACAACTCTAATTGTAAAATTATATTTATAATATTAAAACTGTTCCTCTTCAGTAGAACCGTCCATAGCAGTAACAGATGATTTACCACCTTGTATAACATTTGTAACAGAATCAAAATAACCAGCACCAACTTCCTCTTGATGCCTTGCAAATGTATATCCATCTTTAACCGAAGCAAACTCAGGTTCTTGGACACCCTCCACATAAGCAGTCATACCACGTTCAACATAATCCTTTGACAACTCAAACATAGAATGCCACATATCATGAATACCAGCCAACGTAATAAATTGCCATTTGAACCCCATCTCCCCCAATTTTTGTTGATAGTCGCTGATTTCTTCGTCACTTAAATTCTTCTTCCAGTTAAATGACGGCGAGCAATTATATGCCAACAATTTTCCAGGGTACTGTTGATGGATTGCCGTAGCGAACTTCTGTGCCTCTTCTAAGTTCGGGACCGCAGTTTCACACCATAACATATCAGCATACGCCGCATAAGATAATCCCCTTGATATCGCCTGATCTATTCCGCACTTAACTCGAAAAAACCCTTCCTCAGTTCTCTCCCCTGTGACGAATTCCTTGTCACGAACATCAATATCAGATGTTAACAAAGTTGCTGCGTTAGCGTCAGTTCTTGCGATAATAACGATAGGCACTCCCATAACATCAGATGCCAATCTGGCAGAAATTAATTTCTGAATCGCCTCTTGTGTTGGTACTAACACCTTACCACCCATATGTCCACATTTCTTAGCAGATGATAATTGATCTTCTAAATGAATACCCGATACACCACACTCTATCATAGATTTAGTCAACTCATAAGAATTCAACACCCCACCAAACCCAGCCTCAGCATCAGCGATAATTGGAGCAAAATAATCAATATCATTTCTTCCCTTATTCCATTGAATTTCATCTGCTCTACGGAATGTATTATTAATACGTCTTACCATCATTGGTACTGAATTATATGCATATAATGATTGGTCTGGATACATTGTTTCTGACGAATTACCATCAGCAGCAACTTGCCAACCCGATAAATATATAACCTTAATACCAGCCTTAACTTGTTGCATAGCCTGTCCAGCAGTTATAGCACCCATGGAATTAACATATCCATCTTCGTTAATCAATTTCCAAAGTTTTTTAGAACCCACGGTAGACACTGTATATTCTTCATCAAACGAACCACTTAACCTAATAACATCTTCTGCCGAATAATCACGTTTGACATTCAACCAACGTTCATTCTCACTCCAATCTTTCTCTAAAGTTCGTACTCTACCCAATTGTTCCATAAATAAATCCTCCTATTTTAATTAACCTTCACAACTACTGCAACCATCCTGACTAACAAACTCACCCCTTACACCTGTTAACAAATCTTGACCAGATGGGGTTTCTGTATAATCAGTCATAGTATTCTGTTCTATCTTCTCCGATAATATTTCTGTACGATTTGACGTTTCTGTTCTTAAATAATATAACGACTTATTACCAAATTTCCACGCATTATAATGTACTTCATGTAAATATTTCTTATCAACTCCGGCGGGGAAAAACACATTAAGTGATTGTGATTGACAAATATATTTTGCACGTTGACCACCCAAACGAACAATTGCATTTTGATCTATCTCAATTGCCGTTCTAAATACTTCCTTTTCATGTGACGTTAAGAAATCCAAATGTTGAACAGAACCATTATTAGCAATAATAGAATTCCATATATATTCATTATCTTTATCATAATCAATCAACAATTTCTTAATATATCTATTTTTAATCAAATGACTCCCAGCACGCGTTCTATGAACAAAAGCATTAGCCTTTATAGGTTCGATAGATGGAGACGTTGAAGCGATGCTTGAACTATTTGCATTAGGAGCAACTGCCAACAAATTAGCATTTCTTCTTCCAGTACCAATCATATCAGGACACTCACCATATTGGTTTCCTAATTCCAATGACTGTTCAATCGACTCATTTTTAATATATGAAAATATTTCCTCATTAAGTTCTGCAGCAGATTGACTACCAAAAGGTATAGAATGTTTCATTAATAAATTATGCCAACCCATAGCACCTATACCAATTGACCTCTCTTGACTGGCAGAATATCTGGCTTTACTTATTTCATCTGGAGCATGTTCTATAAAATACGTTAATACATTATCTAAAAAAACAGTTAAATCTTTTACTAAATTACTTCCTTTCCACTCATCATAAGTTTCAAGATTCAAGGAACTTAAACAACAGACAGCTGTGCGTTCTTCATTAGTCGGCAATGTGATTTCACAACAAAGATTAGAACCTCTTGAAAACAATCCTTTATCCTTTTGTGTTTGTGGATATGCATCATTTGCTTTATCAATAAAATATATGTATGGTTCACCTGTGCGATATCGTGTTTCTAACAAAGTTTCCCATAACTCCCTAGCCATAACAGTATCAGTTGATTTACCTGTTTTTGGATCAATCAATTCCCAGACTAAATCTTGTTCAACTGACTCCATAAAACTATCAGGTACATTAACACCATGATGTAGATTAAGACACTTCCTATTAACATCACCAGTAGGTATTCTAAGTGACATAAATTCCATAATATCAGGGTGTGATATATCCATATACGCAGCATACGACCCCTTGCGAGTAATACCCTGTTTATATGCTGTCATATCAGCATCTACCGTATGTAAAAATGGAATAGGTCCAGGTGCTATATCTGAAACAGAACGAACATCTGACCAATGTCCACCAACACCACCACCCTTAACCGACAACCACCGTAATTCAGATGTATGTTCTATTAAACCTTCTAATGTATCTGGTACATATCCTAAAAAACATGATATTGGTAACCCACGCACCATTTCTTCCTTTTCTGGTGCATTTGATAATACGGGGGATGAAAACATAAACCAATTCTTATCAACATATGAATATATTCTTTTTGCTAATTTCTCATCATCAAAACTAAAAGCATCAGCAGTTCGTTTAAATGCATCTTCTGGAATATCTTCATACTCCCTCATATAATAATCACGTAATAACTTCAACCCCTGTTCACTTATATTCATATATCATTCCTATTTTTGTATTCCTTTATATTCATTATCCATGGCATTCCATAAAACCTCATCCTTTACTTGGTGTTCCGCATTATCATATTCCAAATCCTTTATCTTATGTTTTAAGTCATCATTCTCTTTTTTTAAAAAGTCGAGTTCGTCTTTAATTCCCATAAATCTCTCCTAACATCGTTTCCATTGATTAAGACATGCCTTCGCCGATAATCCATATTTTACATTATTAGATATAACTTTTTGTAAACCTTCCTCCGTATAACCATTAATGATCATATCATTAATGTCTTTTTCATTAATCTCATCAGGCCATATAAGTACACCATATTCGTGTTCTATAACCTTCTCCATTTTCTTTACTATCTGTATATTTCTAGGTTCATTATCATATATAAAAACCACATCATTAAACTTTTTAAAAAAATCCAAATCACAATCACTTCCAGCCATTGCTACAGAATTATCAACAAACAATGAATCTAATGGTCCTTCTAATACATATACTATATTAGTATCATCAACTGTATCCATACCATATATCTTCAATGTGTCATCTTTTACCTTTATAGTAATATATCTAATAGATGAATCACCAATAGATCTACCTTGTATAGCAATCAAATTATATTTATCATCATAAAAAGGTATTACTATTCTACAATCATTTCTAATCAAAGAATATGTATTCTTAGGTAATATAGAATCCACCATAAGTTTAAAATCATCAGAATAATATAATGACTTTAATTTAGTTATCTTTCTACTTCTTATATACTCCAATGCAGTATGATTTTCATCTAATTCAGACAGATTAACCACATTATCATAATTAAAACTTCTTACCTTTTTATAAGAAAAATCCATGTTATATTTAACTACAACTTCTTTCTTGATTTTCTTATTAGATATGGATTTCCCTTCTTTCCATAAATCCATTACATACTCATCATATAATGGTTTGTCAACAATTTTAATAAAATTCTTTAAAGTCATTGACGCACCACAATTATGACACATATAAAAATAATTATTCTTTTTTAAATATATAAATCCACGTGATTTTACTTTATTCTTTTGCGAATCACCACACAAAGGACACCTAAAATTATAAAGAGACTCCTTTTTCTTTACAAACATATCAAACTTATAAGACATTCTCATAATATAAGAATCATCTATATAACTCATATCACCACCTCACATCATATTAAATAAATCACACCTCATTATGTCTATATAATATCATCATACTACCATAAGTATCATCCTGAATCACAACATTCTTTTTGGGATTACTTTTAATATACTTTCTAACATCCTTGGCCTCTTCAGATGACATATAATTCTTCCATCTCGCATACTTCTTCTTACCTTTCATCAATTTCACATATGTATTAAATGTTACAGGATATACCGAAAATCCACCAAATTTAGATGGTGGGGTTTTTCCCAAACCCGCAAAATTACTAATCTCCCCACCTGAACTCATAGGTCCAATAGAATTTGCGAATTCCTCAGTTAACAATAACTCATCAACCTTCTTAAATTCTATAGAATTTACATATTCAATTAAACATAATTTCAATATACGTGATGTGTTTTCATCAAACTCACTTTCTCTAATTAACGCAAATGCCGCAACATAAGACGCGATTTGACTTTTACCGCCAGGTATTTTACCAAGTAATCGTTTTAAATTAAAAATTAACCTATGCAATAAAGTATAAGAATCCTTCTCCACCGTTTTATTTAAATCTTTAGACTTCCTAAGAGCAACACCATTCTTATCAATAATACCATGTTTAAAAGCATCTTGTTTATGCCAAGGTCTAGTCAATATTCTTAAAAATCTATAAGAAATAAACCCATCTATAACTGCCGTCATTACAACTCCCTTAAAATTAAAAAAATATCTCTATCAATATCAATTGAAATAGTATCTATATCAACACCCACAATACCATATACCTTATTAGGCAACCTATCCATAAATAATAAAAATGTTTTTAATATATAATAATATTCCACATCAGTTTTAAAAAATAATAATCTAGTACAAGATTCAGATTCCAATATATTATATAACACTATTAAATGATTTAATATCAATCTTTCTTTTAAAATATCTCTA